GGCGGGGTTGGGAAGTATGGGCGTCTTCTTGGTTGGTTATACATTGGGGACGGAGATGTGTCCCTCAACGAACAAATGATTGAGGAAGGATATGCCTGGGCATATGATGGTGGAACCAAGCAAAAAGATTTTGAAGAACTAAGAGAGATTCGTCGTGCTCATGGCACCCTGGTCGAATGAGTTCAGATCAGATCTATCTTGGTAATCCTAATCTTAAAAAGGCGAACGTCGGAATGTCGTTCACCCCAGATCAGGTTGAAGAATTTGTCAAGTGCAGTAAAGACCCAGTATACTTTATCAAAAAGTATATCAAGATTATCTCACTTGACAAAGGTCTGATCCCCTTTGACATGTATGACTTCCAAGTTGACATGACTAGGAAGTTTCACGACAATAGATTCAACATCGCAAAACTACCACGACAGTCAGGTAAGTCTACCATCGTTACCTCGTACCTGTTGTGGTATGTTATTTTTAACGACAACGTAAACGTAGCAATTCTTGCTAACAAGGCAGCGACTGCCCGCGAGATGCTACAAAGACTTCAACTATCTTATGAAAACCTCCCCAAGTGGATGCAACAAGGCATCAACCAGTGGAACCGAGGATCTCTGGAATTGGAGAATGGCAGCAAGATCATGGCTGCTTCTACTTCGGCATCTGCTGTACGGGGTATGTCTTTTAACGTTATCTTTCTGGACGAGTTCGCGTTCATTCCGAATCACATTGCTGATCAGTTTTTCAGTTCTGTGTATCCTACTATCTCTTCTGGTAAGTCCACAAAGGTTATTATCATCTCTACCCCACACGGGATGAACATGTTCTATAAACTCTGGCATGATGCAGAGAGAGGAAAGAACGAGTATACAACAACAGAGGTTCATTGGTCAGAAGTTCCTGGGCGTGATGCCAAGTGGAAAGAACAGACTATTGCCAACACGTCAGAAGAACAGTTCAGGGTTGAGTTTGAATGTGAGTTCTTGGGATCAGTAGATACCCTCATCTCTGCTTCTAAACTTAGGACAATGGTCTATGAAGAACCAATTACTAGGAACAAAGGTCTAGATGTATTTGAAGAACCAAAGGAGGGTGCTCAATACGTGATCACTGTTGACGTTGCAAGAGGCGTAACAAAAGATTATTCAGCGTTCACGGTTATTGATACCTCAACTATCCCATATAAGATGGTCGCCAAGTATAGGAACAACCAGATCAAACCTCTGCTGTTCCCGAATATCATACACCAAGTTGCCACAGCATACAACCATGCATATGTGTTATGTGAAGTCAATGATATCGGTGGACAGGTAGCAGACATCTTACAGTTCGATCTTGAATATGATAACCTCCTGATGTGTGCCATGCGTGGTAGGGCAGGGCAGGTTGTAGGTCAGGGTTTCTCTGGTAATAAAACTCAAATGGGTGTGAAGATGTCTACCACAGTCAAGAAGACTGGGTGTGCCAATATGAAACAGTTAATCGAAGATGATAAATTAATAATTAGTGACTATGATGTAATTGCAGAACTGACTACCTTTATCCAAAGAGGTCAGGCATGGGAAGCAGAAGACGGATGTAATGATGACCTTGCTATGTGTTTGGTCATGTTCTCTTGGTTGGCAACATCTGATTACTTCCGAGAACTGAATGATGCTGACGTTAGACATAGGATGTATCTAGAACAGAAAGAACAGATCGAAGCAGATATGGCACCGTTTGGTTTTATCTCTGATGGTTTAGATGATGAGTCCTTTGTTGATCCAGAAGGTCAAGTGTGGAGTAATGCTTCTACGGTAGGAGAATATGGCGACATGTCTTATATGTGGGATTACCGCTAATGGACTTTGAGAAGGAATTTGAATTAGAACATCTTCTTCTTGCACAAAGGAAATGCAGAGTCTGTGGTAAAACGAAAGATCTAATTGATGGATTTTATATGACAAGAAAAGACAGAGGATCTGTCCCATCGGCATATGCATATGAATGTAAGGATTGTACAATAAAAAGAGTTTTAGATAGTAGAAGTACATACAATCCAGTTCCCAGAATTAAAGATGTATACCCAGACTGGTAGTTCACGTCTTGTTTCCCCAGTGAAAGAGTGCGAAATTCTAAATAATAATAGCATCCACTGACTTATTCAGGAGAACTACCCAGATGGCCAACACACAAGTATCACCAGGTGTATTGGTCCAGGAAAGAGATCTTACCAACACACTTAACGCCACAGTCGATAACATTGGCGCAATCGTTGGTACTTTTTCCCAAGGACCTGTCGAAGAAATTGTAAATATTTCTTCGGAACGCCAACTTATCGAAGTATTCGGTAAGCCCAACGACCAGAACTACGAATATTGGTTCAGCGCCGCCCAGTTCATGCTGTATGGCGGTAGTCTGAAAGTTGTCCGTGCTGACAACACTTCCTTGAAGAATGCGATCGATACCGCTACCTTCACTCAAACAAACTTCACTGCAATTGACACTACGTTGACTGTTGCAGATTCCACATCTTTCGATGTTGGCGATCTTCTCCTTATCGATGCTGAGATTCTTGGTATCACCGCTGTTTCTGGTGTTGATATTACTGTAACTCGTGGTCAACTCAGCACATCTGCCGCTTCTCACGCTGCTGGTTCTCAGATCACTCTGATTGAACCTGCTGGCACTGCTACTACTCTGAACGAAGGTGGAACGCTGTCTGATGCAGATACAACTGTAACAGTTACCTCTGCTCCTACTCTGGGTGTTACCACTAACGGTTACATCAAGATTGACGACGAATTCATGCAGGTTACTGCTATTGACGGTAATAACCTGACTGTTTCTCGTGCTCAACTTGGTACTTCTGCTGCTTCTCACACTGACGGTGTTGCTGTTGATCTGCAAACCGTTACTGCACAGAAGACAATCATCGATGAAGAGACCAGCACTGGTGTTACTCCTCCGCTGATCAAGAACGAAGATACTTATGAAGCAACCACTGAGACTGCTTCTAACAACTTCAAGTGGGCAGCACGTACTCCTGGCACCTACGGCAACAGCATTCGCGTTGTAATGACTGATGCTGGTCCTGATCAGGTTCTGTCTCTGGATACTCCTTCATCTGCTGAATGGCAGATGACTCCTGGTGCAGGGATTGCGTTCTCGAACGCTAACGTTTATGGTAAGGTTTATTCTTACTCGGTTGTAGTTACCTTCTCGCCTGGATCTACTCTGGTTGGTGAATTCCAACATGACAACTTCTTTACCGCTAAATCTGGTAACGTAACTGGTCGTGTTATTGCATACAGACCTTCTTCTCGCACTTGCGAAATCAGCATTGATGCTGCCTCTTCGGATTACCTTGAAGTAGGTGACACCATGACTGAACTGCTGAACTCTGGTGGTAGTCCTGGTTCTGCTACTGGTGACTCTGCTGTTATTGCTACTATTCAGCGTCGTCTGACTGTTGTTTTGGATGAAGGTTCTAAGAGTTTCGTTCCGAACTGGACAATCAAAGATTCTTCCACTGTCACCTCGGGACAGAATGCTGGTGAAAATGTAAACATCACTGCTGTTGAAAGCGAGTACACCAGTCGCGTTTATGGTAACAGTCAGAAATGGTCTTCGATTGCTGAGCGTCCTGGTACTTCTGTTTGGGCTGCCGAACGTGGTGGTTTCCGCGACCTGATGCACATTCTGGTTTTGGATGGTGATGGCGGTATCACTGGTGTACCTGGTTCTGTTCTCGAAAAGTTCACCAATCTGTCTAAGGCATCCGATGCAAAGACTGCCCAAGGTGCTAACCTCTATTACAAAGATGTAATTAAGGCAAACTCGGCATATCTCTTCTGGGGTTCTCACGAAAACATCAACGTCTTTGATGTTGATACTGCTGCAACTGGCGATATTGGTGGATCTGCTATCAACCGCAAGTTCGACCTGTTCAAGAATAACTATGCCATCAAGACTCTTGATGATCCTGCTGGTTCTAACCTTCGTGCAGTTCCTTTGGTCAACACCAAGAACACTTCCACTTTGAAGTATGAACTTCGTGGTGGTGCTGATGGTTACACTGCTGAGCGTGACAAACTGTTTGACTCTTACGATCTGTTCTCTGATCCCGAAACCGAGGAAATTGATTACATCATCATGGGTCCTTCACTGTCCAATGATGACGATTCTGTTGCTAAGGCACAGAAGATGATTGACCTTGCTGAGACTCGCGCCGATTGCGTTGCATTTGTTTCTCCCCCTCGTGAAGCAGTTGTCGGTGTTCCCAGAAGTGGCGATGTTGTCACTAAGACTGTTGAATATTTTGACAAACTCTCCTCTTCTTCTTATGTTGTTTTTGATAACAACTATAAGTACATCTATGACAAGTACAACGATAAGTATCGTTACATTCCTCTGAATGCTGACATTGCTGGTCTGACTATGGAAACTGCACAGGAAGCAGAACCTTGGTTCTCTCCTGCTGGTTTCACCAGAGGTCAAATCCGTAATGCTGTAAAACTGGCATACTCACCTCTGAAAGAGGAAAGAGATCGTCTGTATGGTGCTCGCGTTAACCCTGTCGTTGCTTTCCCTGGTGAAGGCATTGTCTTGTTCGGAGATAAGACAGGTCTTGCAACACCTAGTGCTTTCGATCGTATTAACGTACGTCGTCTGTTCCTCGTAATCGAGAGAGCAATTGCAGATTCTGCTAAGGCTCAACTCTTTGAAATCAATGATGAGTTTACTCGTCAATCCTTCAAGGATGTTGTCGATCCTTATCTCAGAGGAGTTCAGGCACGTCGTGGTATTGAAGACTACCTGGTAGTTTGCGATGAAGGAAACAACCCTGATGATGCTATCGATCGTGGTGAGTTCTTCGCGGAAATCTTCGTGAAGCCAACCCGCTCTATCAACTTCATCACACTGCGCTTTACTGCTACTCGTACTGGCGCTTCCTTCGCTGAGGTTGCTACCTGATCCTGAGTAACTTAAAGGGGTGGTGAGTACCACCCCACTTTTGTTAATATCCCTCACGTAATTTTTTCACTCCCAGGAGACCATAAAAAAT